GGCCGTGGTTCCAGCGAGAGAAGGTCAAGTTGATCAACGCTTGACGCGCGCCTGTCAGTTCATCACGAACTACCATCATGCCAGTACGATCGATGATTTGGTAGCCGCGACGGAAGTCGCCATAAACTACCGAGAAAGCGCCAAGAGCTACGCTAGGCATATCTTGGAGCACGATGTACGGGTCGCCACCGATGGTGTTTGGAGCGTCTGGGGCAAGGCCCATCTGCCACAAATAATGGTCATTAGTAGTACCTTTCAGGGTACGGAGTGTCGCCAGCGTCTGACGGTTGAAAGCGAAATAAGGATCGTAACCCTCTTTCAATTCACCGGTGAGCTTAAGCAAATCGTCTGCTGAGATAGAGCCGACTGCTGCGGTATCTGCGTAGTTGGCGAGGAGAGACGCGTTCGCGAGGAAGCCCTCTGGTTTCTTAACGCCGTTACCAGATACAAAGTTCAAACCTTCAGCTTTAGCGAAAGCGAGAGCGACGTCTTCATTGATCAGAGCTTCGAGGTCGAAGCCTGAGTCCATGAGGAGGTCACGAGTAAACGGTACAGTAACGGTCAGACGGTGAGCCGTGAGGGTTTCGTTTCCGTATCCCGATTGGCTGAGACTATTCTGAGCGAGTTCGCCCTCGTAGGTAGCCGTTGGGATGGATGTACGAACGGGCATTTCGATTGTGCGTTTGCCGACCGTGATGACACGTGCGATAGAGCGGACAGGCGAGACTTCGACGATTTGACGGAGTACGTCATTCGACAGCTCAGTTGGTGCGAGGTAGCCGCCATCGGTAGAGCTACCGATGGTCATTGTCTTACCTTCACGGAGATAACCCGCGAGTTCTTTATACTCAGGGGTTTCTTTATAGCCCTTGCTGCCGCTAGCGCCGCTTCGTGCTACGGCTACTTCGAGGTCTTGAATGCGTTTTGTCTGGTCTTCCGAAGCGTTCTTAGCCTCTGCGATTTGACGCACGAGGGCTTCGTTTTTCTTATCGAAGTTATTGAGGCTGGCCTCAGTTCTTTCGATAGCAGATTTGAACTCAGCGCTGTCTGCGCCATGTTTTTCCTTCATCTGACGAAGGGTGCTTACGGCTTCGCTGGCGTCTTGCTTCAACTTCTCTAGATCTTGTGACATGTAAATTCCTTCAGTTAGATAGATTTCAGTTCAGCAAAAATGGATGCTAAGTCTTTCATTCCAGCGTCTCGCTCGGCTTCCGCAAGACCTTCTCGGCGAGCGGACATGATTGATTTAACTACTAATTTCGCTTGAGAGTCGTTAAAGAATACTCCTTTTTTAAGTATTCGTTCTAGCTCTCGTTCGGATAATAATCCAATACTTTCAATAAGTACGCAAGCCTTTTCTTCAAACGGACTCTCTTTCCCAAAGCGTTTGTAGTAGAACTCGATCGACGATTTGAGCGCCTCGATAGAACCCTCAGGGATTTTATACCCGGACTGAACAGCGGCTGCTGCGGATTGTAGGGCCTCAAATACTATGTGGAATTTCCCCTCTACTAGATCGCCAATGAGAAGCCTATCCTCCTCGGGGAGCAGAAAACACGACTTGAGATCCTCTACGGAGGCGACTCGCGCGGTGGCCTCGCTGGAGTCCCAGTCATGACCAATTGGCGCTAATGGGAAGTCTTGTATAGTAGAGATAGACTTCATAGAGGTAACGTTAGCACGTGTATTCATGGGCATAGTGACGAGGGACACCTCGCATAGCTCAAGCTGCTTAAGGTTACGGATACGACCACCGTCCTCGTAGTCAAAGTCAATAGCGTAGTACCCAATCGACATATCTGCTACCGAGCCCACTTTCATCTGGGGGATAACGCGGCCCGAGACGAAAGTGTCCGACTTAGGCATGCATCCTTTTACAAATAGGCCGTTGGAGTCCTCCCGCATTTCAGGATATACGCCCAGTGGCATTTTTGTATCGTGCTGCCACAACACCGGTAGTTTCTTAGCCTTCTTCGCCCACGAGTCGATGGTTTTAGCGAATGCTCCCGATTTAACCTTGTCTCCGCCCTCGTCAACGTTTCCGAAGGTTGACGCATACCCCTCGAAATAGAAGAAATTTGGATCCTCTTCATTTATAGATTTAACTTCAAAAGGAACAGTCATTCTCTGCATTTATATCTTCTCCTAGAGGGGGATCACTTGAGATGTCAGCCAACAGTTACAATTTATGACTTCACGTGGCGGCCCTGAGGGATCGCCAGGATAGTTTAGCGTAGAAACTCCCACACTAAAAGGAATATTATTAGGCCTTTGCTGTTGGTTAGCCCCGATGTGGGTATCGCGAGAGTTTCGGAAGGAACAATTCCACGTACGCACTACTACGTACGCGGCCACGATCCTGGGACTCGCCTCCATCGCGTCAATCTTAAGCTGTTTCGTTGACTCACTAGCTGCTTGGGTTTCTGTTACGGCTATCATCTTTCGGCGCTCGTCGAACTTTCGCTTAAGTAGTGCTGCCGCGAGTATCGAGACCTCGACTGGTGTGGCCGTAGGCTGCTCGGACAATAGCGCCTCGCGCGCCTGGACTAAGGTATCGCCGCCCTGGATATAATTAGTTTCAGATATCAACTTAGCCCGTTCTACCGACACCTTCGCGCGCCAATCGTCCAGCAGTTCTTGATATTTAGCCGAAGCTATAGCGTCAAATTCTACTGGGTCTATGCCAGTAAATGCACGTGTCCTGAATTTCTCTTGGGTTATTCGGTAGTGTCGGTCTAATGAATATGAGAGATCGTCAACTGAAAATTCTCCGCTAGGTATAGGCCTTCCCGCCTGTACGGCCCTGCGATACGACGACAGATATACAGCGAAGATCGGCGCGAGGATATTCTCAAGCCGCTCCTCCAACTCGTCTTTTTCTTTCCGATCTTTATCCTCAGCCATTTAGTTTGTCCCTTGCGCGCTCGGTCAGCTCGGCTAGGTTATCTTCCGTCGATACGTCATCGGCAATAGGGACAAGAGTCCCCGCTTGATATAGCTTATCGCCACCTTCAGTTAGCGGCTCACGGTTAGGCAGCATCGAACGAAGTTCGTTAGTGGTCTCTAGGTTGAGGCCCTTGCGGATTTTCAGCTCTTCGAGGAGGCGGCCACGTAGCGCGACGATAGCCTCAGGGTTATATGAGATCTTAAATTTCTTAGGGTCCAGCTTCATCTTAGGCATCAGGAAGGTGGTGAGCCCCTCTGCGATCACATTGAACGCGGGGAGGACCGCGCGATCGTAAAGGTCAAACTTAGCTTGTTCCATGTTATTATAAGTACTTGCGTCCGTGCTTACTAGTGGTAAGGGGATCTTATATCGAAGGAAGATAGCAATAGAGCTAATCTTGTCTAGCGCTTGGTAGTCCATATCTTTATTAGATGAGCCGAACTCTTCGAGGGTCATGTCTTCCGAACTGATAACCGCGATCTTACCCGCGTTGCCTGCGCCGCCTAGGTCGCGTTGAATGTCCGCGCGGCGCTGCTCGTGCTGCTCTCCCTCAAGAGTGTCCTTGAAAGTAGCCACCATCGATAGACGTCCGCCATTCTCCAATAGCTTAAGGTTATGGTTACGCCCCATTATTTGTTGGCGCACCTCTAGCGCTGCGGCTTGCAGGGGGGAGTCCGCGTATGAGTAACCGCTTTGGCTAGAAAAACCTGTAACTCTATGTAGTTCTAGGAAGCTATTAGCTAGGAATCTCCACGTACGGCGGATCTCTTTGCGCTCATAGTTAGCGGAACCCGGACCGTTAGATACATAATATGATTGAGGATACCGATCAACCGCGTTCTCGGTGACGCTTACATTGGAGCTTTTTACCGACCATAGGTTTACCGGCAAGCGCTCGACCGATCCCTCCGCCGCAACGAAAGAATCGTGTGTCAGCAGCCAGTTGCGCGCCATAGATCCCATGAGGGAGCGGTATCCTTCAGCCGGGTTCGGCGTCCTTAGCAAAGACAGCACTTCATGCTCGACAATCATTTGTCCATCCGGCCCGATTAGGACTGGCTCGATCGCCTCGATCTCATCGGCGATTAGGTCAACTGCGGTGGCTACCGCAGCGCACGATCGGTAGAACTCGTACGCCTGAGCCGCGGTAATCCGCCCTCCACCGGATAGTGCCCATGCTAAATACGACCCACTTGGGATATCGATCGAGGAGGTGTATGCCGCTGACTTTAGTTGAGGCGCGGGCGCTTCTTTTTTACTAAAGAATGTGCTGAATATTGACACTGGGTAAGCCCCTTAGAATAGAGAATAATCGGTTAAGTATCAGGCTTTATCTGCCTTAAGTCAACTGCTTAGAACGAGCTGGAGAAGAACTGAGGAGGCTTCTTCTGAGTGAATGACATTACGACTGCATCGGCTAAGTTAGGGGATTTGCTACCCGCAGGAGACTTGTCTACTATGATCAAACCCTTTCCGTCCGTTGAGTACGTGGCCTGCGACAGCTCCTTGATTAGTTCTCTTAGACTCGGTAAATCTCCAGGTATCACAATTAGTTCGGACTCATCTATGATCACGCCTGATCGGACAGCCTCGAAGGTGGATAGGAACCGTTTCCTGAGATTCCAATAAGCTTGAGCTTTTAGATTTTTGAAAAAGTCTTTATTCATGGGGGAGTTGCGGTCCCCTTTTATGATCCGCTCCTCTGGGTTTAGGACTTTCTCTCCACCGTTCCACGGCACCACAGAGAATGGGAGCTTGCCAGCGTGATTGAGCCCGGCTTTAACCCCCGCGCCTATGCCAACGGAGTCGTACGCCAATTGCGCCACATTATACTTAGTAGATATCCTTACGGCTTTCTCGGTAGTGACCGTAGTGTCAGGCGAGCCCCATGCTTCGACGTATTCCAATCGGATGCCGTTTCTCACGCATATTGCGTTTAAGTCTTTGCCTCCATCCGCGACGTCAACCCCCGCGTAAATCTTACCTGTGGTGTTGAGCTTCAGTTTTTTGTCCGCGTCGATTGCCGCCATAACCCACTCGCCCATGATTACGAGGTTGTCCTTAGCCGAGGTGAAATCGATGTCGATCTCTTGCTTGAACTGGCTGAGTAGACCTTCGGCTTCGGCCTTGGCTTTTCTTTCATTGTACCATTCTTGAGATTTCGCTGGATGGTCACGCCATGACATCGTAAAGACGTTTGCGCGGTCACGAACTATATTGCCAGGGATCCACTCTTTACCGGCCTCGTACTTGGAATGGAACACATTACCTACCCCATTAGGAGTAGATACGTCAATACGGACCCGAGTGGTATCGTTTAGCGCCGATTCAATCAAATGGGGGCGCTCAACGAAAGCCGCTTCGTCCAGAAAATATATGAGGCTCCTTGAACCCCGTCCGACGTTGTCCCCGGCTTCACCTATGATCGAGGCTCCGTTTTCTGGGTTAAGGATCCTCATAAATGGTGCGTTCTTTGAAAGGTCAAAGCCCTTTGGGATGAAAAAATCCGGGGTGTATTTGAGTATCATTCTCATCTTCTCGAAGATCGAATCGACTACTCCCAACTGGTCTACGGCAGACTCCTTACGCGACCCGAAACCGATCGTGGCACCTGGTTTGAAAGTCCACGCCCATACCGCGTATGCGCAGCATAGCCAAGAGATGCCCATGTCACGGCTTTTACCGATAAGCCCGGACGCCTCTGCGTCGACGCATTCCTCGATGAATTGGATGAATTCTTTCTGACGTTCAAAAAGAATAAATGGCATCGTGGTAGGTAAGCCCCTACCCGCGTTTCGAGGATCAAATGTTACCATCCAATCATTTATATATGCAGCGGGATTTCGGGAGTAATATTCTTTAGCCCCCATAACTAGGTTAGGGTCGCGTCGGAGGGCTATAATCCGCTGTGCCCTAGTGGCAAAGATATCTTGGTATATAGGAGGCCATGTCTCATTCATATTTAAATTCTCCCCTACGATTGACCTTGATTCTACGTTAAACTTGAATTATACGAAA